CGATATAAACTCCAGGTTTGAAAATGATTACGAGAACTTAAAAATACCTACCAACTTGAAAATCCATTCGATCCAAGACTGCCGGTTCGTTCGTGACAAGCTAAACCAGACCTTCGATCAATTCCCCGACGAGCCATATTACGGCGTCATCGGTGACGATACTATCCCGCAAACTCCGGGATGGGACAGCTTCCTTGCCGACAAGGCCGGATCGAATCACATCGCGGTGGCGTCTCAGGTTTTTATCGAGCGGCCCGCTCATGGAGCAATCGGCGGCGATCTTGCAAGAGCCTGTGGCTGGATCATGTGCCCGGCTACCAAGCATTTTTATTCCGACGATGCGCTTGAACTGATCGGAACGCATTTCAAGTGCTGGGATTACTACCCTGAGATCAAGATAGCCCATCATCATTTTTCGGTAGGGCTGGCACCTTGGGATGGAGTTTATGGCGACCGAACAGACGCCAACGATCAAAGGTCATTCGAGCAATGGAAGCTAAACGACTGGCCTACCTTAAGAGAAAAACTCGCGCCTCTTTACAGTTGATGCCGTGCGAGCGGGATTTGCTGGAAGCCATCGTTAACGAGCCGGGATTGCAAACCAGAGAATTCCAGTCGGTAACAGGCTGGGCCACCAACGGTCAGGCTGCGGCCAACCTGAGAAAACTTGGACTGATACGAAGATATATCCAGGCCGGAACCAATCAGGCGACCGAGGCCGGAAAGATTTTCATGGCAATCATTATCGGCAAGGAAGCCAAAGCACGATGCTTACAGTCGCCTGTGTCCTTAAATCGGGTGGCGTCTATACACCGGAATACGTCGAACGTCTCAGGTCGGGAGTTGGTCAACATCTAGATCATTATAAATTCGTCTGCCTGTCGGACGTGGACGTACCTGACAGAATTCCGCTTGAGAATGACTGGCCGGGATGGTGGTCAAAGATCGAACTGTTCAAGCTTGAAGGGCCGCTGCTTTATTTCGATCTGGACACGATCATAAAGGGCGATCTTTCGGACATAGCCGAGCAATGCCACAAGCAGGAATTTATCGTCCTCAACGATTTTTACCGGGAAAAAGGCATTGGATCGGGAATGATGGGATGGAATGAAAGCGTTAGATATATCTACGATGCGTTCGCTAAAAATCCCCGTCAATACATGGACCAATACAGAAACGGCGGCGATCAGTCGTTCATTGAAAGCCAATGCAGCCCGGTAAAATGGCAGAACATCGTCAGGGATCATGTGGTGAGCTACAAGGTCCACGTCATGAACGGGAAATCTAATGGATCAAGAGTGGTCTGCTTTCATGGCAAGCCAAAACCTCACGAAGTAAACTGGCTTGAATGATCTAGCGCGACTTGCAGAGCTAACCCGTAATTTCAAAGCCGCGATTGCAGCCAACCGTATCTCTACCTACCGGCCCTATCCGTGGCAGAAAGAGTTTCACGACGCCGGCAAGGACTACCCCGAACGTATGCTCATGGCGGCCAACCGCGTTGGGAAAACGCAATCGGCGGCCTGCGAGGTATCATATCATCTCACCGGAGACTACCCGGAATGGTGGACCGGCAAGAGGTTCGACCGTCCGGTTTATGTCTGGACCGGAAGCCCGACTAACGAAACGTCAAAGGAAATCGTCCAATCCGAATTGATCGGAGGTCTTGGCGAAACAATGGGAACCGGATGGGTTCCGAAAGGACGAGTAGTTGGCAGACCTACGACCCGGCAAGCTGGTGTTAAGAACGTCATTGACTCGTTCCAGGTCCGGCACAGGTCGGGAGGGCTGTCTCTTTGTGCCCTTAAAACCTACGAGCAGGGTTGGCAGAAATGGCAGGGAGCAGCCCCCCACGTCGTATGGCTGGATGAGGAACCGGACGACTACAAGATATTCTCGGAAGCCCAAACCAGAACCTTAACCTCACATGGGATTGTGTTCGTCACGTTTACTCCCTTGCTTGGCGTGACCGAACTGGTGGAGCATTTCAGGACCGGCGGCGACGGAATCTACATCAAGGGCGCGACTTGGGACGACGCCCCGCATCTTTCTAAAGAGGACAAAGACAGGCTTTCGGCTTCCTATAGAGATCACGAACGAGACGCCCGTACCCAGGGAATTCCCATGATGGGAGAGGGAGCGGTGTTCCCTGTCTCGGACGACAAGATAAGAATTGATCCGATAAAAGTCCCCGGACATTGGGCTAGAATAAAGGGCTGCGATTTCGGCATAGATCATCCGGCCGCAGGAGTTGAAATAGCATGGGACCGGGATCAGGACGTTATTTACGTCATCGACGGCTACAAACAGAAAAACGAAACTGCGGCCTATCATGCCGTGTGGTTCAACAAGGCTAACAAGTTTGTCCCGGTATCATGGCCGCATGACGGAATGAACCGGGAAAAATCCGGTGGACGAACTCTAGCGCAGCATTACCGCGATCACGGCGTCAACATGCTTTCCAGGTCCGCGCGCTATCCAAAGGCAAGGGGCGAGACTGAGGAAAAGGGCGGACCCCAGCCGGTAGAGCCTATTGTCGATGAAATGCTGGAGCGAATGGCGACCGGACGATTGAAGGTTTTTTCTACCTTGCCGGAATGGTTCGAGGAAAAACGGTCATACCATCGCAAGGACGGAAGAATAGTGGACTCAAGAGATGACATGCTAAAGGCGACGTTCTACGCCGTCATGATGATTAGGTATGCGGTTGCTCCTGACTCGTTGGGGGCAAGGAGAATTTCTATGGCGTCGGGACCAAGCACAAAAATATGAACAAGGAAAAAATGGAGAAAGTCCTTGAGCGTGCCGGTGTCAAGCCGGTGGCGAGAGAAAAGCTTGGAGAATATGACGTACTGATAGGCGATGCGTTTTCACTACCGCCTCATTCCGCGCATCCAAGGTTCGACATAGAGCCTGACGATTTTCCGAATGGCATGTACGTTACATGGTGGATTGTTGACCGCGATGGCGGGTCGGTAAAAGACGCTTCATTGTTTTTCTGCGATGCCTATCACGATCCAGAACACAGCATTGAAGGAAAAAGACAACTTAGAATTAAGCGGGCCATCGAGGAAGCCCGAAAAATGATATTACGCCGGGCAAATAATGCCACAAAACATTGAAGTCAGCCGGCAGGACGGTTCGGTAAAGCAGAGCAAACGAAAGTTTGACGAGAAAGACCTGAAATGGCTGGCCGATTGGGCCGTAGCCGAGTTTGATCGTAGAAAAAACAGCGAGGAACGGCAGGAAAAAGTCCGGCATTGGAAGGAGATTGACCGGCAAATCGCAATGACGCCGGAAAACAAATTCAAGCTAATGCCTAACGGGGAAGTAGATGTAAGCAAGGCGTGGATGGCGGACATGGAGCTTCCGCTACAGGCCCAGGCGCTTGAGGTTCTAACCGCCGACGCAAGGCGGATGCAATTCCCGGATTCAGGGCCGTGGTTTAGAGCCCATGCCGAGATGACCGACGACTATCTTGAGAAGATCAATTTCAAGAGCATCATTCACGGCGATAAGTCTCAGGTCCCCTCCGAGGTCAATCAGGATAACGTCGATAAACTGGTAGAGGGTTTTATTCTATCGAATTTCCGTCAGTACGATCATGTCGCACGGTTCGATCAGATCAATGCGGAAGCCTTCAAGTACGGCATGGGAGTAGCCAGAGGGCGCAAGGAAATAAAAAGCGTCTATACCCATGAAACATCGGGGACCAGATCGGAAAACAAGAAAATCCCCGTAATCGTCCCGGTGTCGATCAAGAATACTTACCTGGACGATTCCAAGCCGTCGATGCACTCTAGCAATGTCCTGTCTCCGGTCCACATCGCTCACGAATGGGTTCGATACGAGAATATCGCCATTGCCGCGTCCAAGGGGTCGAACGATCCTGAAAAATACGATGGCGGCTGGATGCCGAAGCAACTTTCCAAGGTTCACCCGGACAAGAAAGGTTTTATCCAGCTAATCGAGATCGAGGGCGATATTGTCGTACCTAGAAAGACCGTTCGCAGCTTGGTCATGCCAAGCACGATAGTAACGGTTGCGCTTGGGTCGGCTGAGAAGGCGGATTCAGTAGCGACCAGGGCAGTAATCCGTATCAGGTTCAGGAAGGAGCCGTTCTCAAGATATCTTTTGTTTCCCTATCATTATGAAGGGGCCGATCAGATTTACCCGACTGGGCCGTTGA